AGCATTATGCGAGTTTGCGGATCGCTTTGAGTATCAGCTGGCTAAGCATGGCATTTACACTGACGTTGAGGATTTACACGTTTACCTCGACGAAGAATGAGAGGTTCGTGATAAATTTTTGAGTGCTCCGGCTTCGTGCAATGCGTGATAATGATATTATGGCAAAGTTAGTTGTCATACTGTTAATGAACATCTTCTTCTGAGAATATGTAAGGCTAGATAAGCTCCACCTTTTAAGATGGAAGAGGGCCAGATACTCTACGGAGCCTGGTACGGGGTGGGCGCCTTACTTAGGCTGATGGTACTGATAATGTTGCCTACATGGTTCACGACCACGGGACAACCAGTACAGGAAATCTGTGTGGGTAGTGGCCACACGTTGACGGTTCGATTCCGCCCATCAGCATTAGGCAGACAGCTTACTTTACAAATCAACTCTAAGGAGGCGAGTTTTGCACCTCACTTCCGCTGCTGTCTGTCTAAATCATTTCACTTCATTTGCCTGGTCATCATGGCCGGGCTTTTGTATTATATGTATGAGGTGAAATGATATGATTAAAGATTTATATAAAGATGATGAAACAAATTGCTGGGGGACTGATAAAATCGTGGAAACATCGTATGTATGTGGATACTGTGGCCATGAAGTTTCTAGCAATAGAGGTATGGCTCTTAAAACTGAACAAAATGGTGTTGGATATATTACTAACCCATATGGCGTATACATTTGTACTCATTGCCATATGCCGACATTTATTTATAAGGACATCCAAGTTCCAGGTAACAGATATGGGGCATCAGTGAATAATGTTCCTGATGAAGTAAACAGTGTATATGAGGAAGCACGAAGCTCTTTTTCAACTGGGTCATATACGGGTGTTGTTTTATTATGTAGAAAGTTATTAATGCATATAGCAACGGACTTAGGGGCAAGTAACAATCTTCGTTTTATAGAATATGTTGACTACTTGAATGAGCATCATTATGCTGGAGCAAGAAGTGAACAATGGGTAGACCAAATAAGACAGTTTGGTAACCAAGCAAATCATGAAATAAGAATTAATACAAAAGAAGAAGCACAAAGGATGATTAAGTTCTGTGAAATGATTTTAAAACTCAATTATGAATATCCCTCAATTGCTTCTAATGATAATAGCGATAATTAATTGGTGAAATTAACGGTGGTGCTTTATACATGAAAGTACATGTAAATTTTACAATCGTTAAATTTGTTGTAGATAGTTTAATTGATTTGTTGCGATATGGTGGCTGGCAGATATTATTTTTTATTATTTTTGTAAAATATAAAGATGATGTTAGAACTGTATTTATATTTTTTTCGAAACATATTTCAAAATTTTCAATAGATAAGGTTTCATTTGAATTTGAGAATGATGTTGACAAGATTCAAAAAGAAGTCGGTGAAAATTCTAAAATAATTCTTCAGGGCAATCGTCAGAGTGATAAAGACTTTAGTAAATTGGTTTCTATAAGACCGGATTATGCAATTTTAGATTCATGGAAAGATATTGAAATTGAATTAGAAAAAATATTCCCTGGTCCAGTACGTCAAACAATAACGTATATTCGAGAATTAGAACTGAATGATATATTAGATGCAAAAGATTTAAGCATTTTGAATGATTTGCGACGTTTAAGAAATAAAGTAGTTCATGAAACAGGGATGTTTATTTCTGAAAAAACTGCAAGAAAGTATAGAAATCAATGCTTATATATAATAGGAAGATTAGAGGAATCCAGAAATAAGTCAGCCTAGCGCTGGCTTTTTTGTTTGGAGGCATAATGCGAAACACGAAACAGTATGGCCTAGTTAGCAGCTGGCAAGAACATCAAATGCTGATTCGGGCCCAACATACATACGAAAAATTACATAGCAAGCGCAAGCCGGCGTATTCCAAGAGAGTGCCGGCTTTTAGTTTGGACAACGCTAAACGGAGGTGTGGTGAGATGACATGACGGAGATTCACAAAAGTTCACAATATACAGATTTCTATGCGCTAGATAAACCACGTCGTGAAGCTATCGTCATGCTATTTGAAGATGAGTTAACTGATGAACAGATAGCCAAAAAAGTGAATCGAACTAGGCGAACCCTTGCAAAATGGAAAAACGACCCTAAATTCAAAAAGGGACAAATCGCTTATAAGTATGTTGTCATCAAACATGATTATGAAAGCAACGCGATTAAGAAACTGAATAAATTGATGGAAGCAAAATCCGAAATGGTTCAGCTTCAAGCTGCCAACTCAATTTTGAAGCTTTCCGGTATGTTATCTGATAATAGCACTCCTGAGCTGGATAAGGCACGGATTCGCAAAGCTAATGCTGACGCTAGAGTTGCTGAAGCCCGTGCAAAGGCGATGGAGGATAACGGTCAGGATATTGCTACCGCACTTGATTCCATTATGGACAAGTTAGTTGCTGAGAGTGATAAACAAAACGCCAGGAAACGGTGATATATCAATGATTTAAGCGTGGCTAGATGATATAATATTGTTGTAAACAAAAAGCCCTAGCGGTGCTGGTGACACCCTAGAGCTGGTAACCATAGAAAGGATATGATTACATGGATAATTCTAAAGAAATATGGCGTGATATTCAAGACTATGAGGGACTATACCAAGTAAGCAATCTTGGAAGAGTCAAAAGTCTCTATAAGCAAGGAACGATATTAAAACCTCAAATTAATAATCGAGGATATTATTTTGTTATGCTTTATAGGAATGGAAAATATCATCACGCTTTGGTTCATAGGCTTGTCGCTACAACCTTTATACCTAATAAAGAAAATTTACCACAAGTTAATCATAGAGATGAAGATAAATCTAACAATGTGGTTAGCAATCTTGAATGGTGCGACAATTTATATAATAACTTGTACCATGATAAGTCGGCTAAAACTGGTGTAAAAGAAGGAAAGCCCGTAGCTCAATATAGTCTGGATGGGAAGCTCGTAAAAGTATGGCAGTCAGCGCATGAAGCTGAAAGGTCGGGTTATCATGCTGGACATATAAGCGATTGTTGCAGAGGCGTGATAAATACGCACTTAAATTATTTGTGGAGATACGTAAATAGTAAACAAGCGCCAAAACAAATTAAACCATATGTAAGAAAGAGGTTTACGAATCGGAGAGACCTGAGCCAGAAGGTTGCTCAATATGACCTAGACGGCAATTTAATTAAAGTGTGGCCATCTCGACGAGAAGCAAGCAGAAACGGATTTGACCATTCGAGTATTGGCTATCATCTAAAAAACGGGAAGCCGTACAAAGGATATATTTGGAAACAACTAAATTAGAACCGCAGGCACTCAATTGAGTGCTTTTTTATTTGGAACGGGAGGTGACCAGCATTGGCATTATATGATGTCCTTACAGCCAAACAGCAAACTGTACTGCAAAGTTACTTACATGATGATTGGCGCATGATGATACTATCAGGCGCTGTTCGTGCTGGGAAAACCTTCATTTCCGATTGGATTTTCCTAATGGAATTGCGAAGGGTATCAAGGCTTGCCAAAGAGCGCAATGACCCTCACCCAATAACTATTCTGGGGGGATACAGTTCAAACTCAATTTATACCAACGTTATCGCTTCAATCGAAAATGAATTTGGTATTGAGCTTAAAGCAGACAGGCATGGTCATTATCATTTTATGAACGTTGATATTGTACCAGTATATACAGGCAATAAGCGCGGTGTTGGTGCAATACGTGGGGCAACTGCTTATTCGGCATATGTCGATGAAGGATCACTTGCTGATCAATCCGTTTTCCAAGAAATATTGCAACGTTGTTCAGTGAAGGGCTCACGAGTGATTGTCACGACTAATCCGGGCTCACCAATTCATTATTTGAAAGTTGACTATATGGATAAGACGAGCAATCCCAAGGCACGTATTAAGGCATTTAATTTTACAATTGACGATAATACGTTTCTGCCGAATGAGTACGTTGAAACACTAAAAGCTCAAACACCTTCGGGCATGTTTACAGATAGGTCAATATATGGCCTGTGGGTATCCGGTGATGGCATTGTCTACCAAGACTTTGATAAAAATCGCATGGTAATCCCTGAGAGTGAGATACCTGATGACCTGCATGTATACTGTGGGGTCGATTGGGGATTTGAACACAAAGGCGTCATTACCGTTTGGGGCGATGATGACGAAGGAAATATCTACTTGCTTCATGAGTACACCGCACAGTTCAAGTTTATTGATTACTGGGTGAACCTCGCTAAGAGACTGCAGGATAAGTATGGTCACAGCCTCACTTTTTGGGCCGATTCAGCTCGCCCTGATAACGTCACTGAGTTCCAAAGGGCAGGTATTAACTGTCGCAACGCTAACAAGTCGAAGATGCCAGGAATTGAGAAAGTGGCCGAGCTTATGAAGACCGGTCGCTTTTTTATTAACGAAAACGGCATCGATAAGTTCTTAGATGAAATTTACCAGTACGTCTGGGACGAAAACACCGGAGAGCCGAAGAAAGAGAACGATGACGTCATGGATAGTATGCGCTATGCCATCTTTAATGAGCACAAGCAAAACAAGACTCAATTCATCAACTCAAGTTACTTCTAGGAGGTGGGAACGTGGAGAACAACAAAGCATTAACTTCAAAGGCTTACGTGTCAAAGAATGGTTCTTATCTGTCTACAACTGATGAGCTAGACCCTGATACATTACGGGCCTTCATCAACGATAACCAATCACGGTCGAACAAGTACCAGCAGAACTACCAGTTGTATTCTGGTGACCACCAGATTCTAAAAGAGCCAGCTGACTTAAAGTCTGCACGGCCTGATAATCGCCTAGTTTCAAACTGGGCGAACTACATTGTAGATACGTACATTGGGTACTTTATGGGGAAGCCAGTTAAGATTAGTTTGGACAATGACAGTGCTAACGAGCAGTTGCAAGATTGGTTCAATGACAATAGCTTCCAGGACAAGCTCACTGAGGTTACTAAGCAAGTGGCAGTTTACGGTCGTTCCTATATGTTGGCCTACCAAGATGAGCAGTCAAATACTAGAATTGCGATTGTTGAGCCGTCCGAAGGCTTCATGATTTACGACACAACGATTAACCATAACCCGTTGGCCTTCGTTCGCTACAATTATTTCAACAACCAGCTGTCTGGTGAAGTTTACACGTCAAACAAAGTGATTGAATTTAATAATGATTTACAAGCAACTCAGACAACCAATCATCTATTCAAAGCCGTTCCTGCTGTGGAATTCTTCTCCTCAACAGAGCGGCTTTCTTTGGTGGGCAAGGTTCAATCATTGGTTGATGAATACGACTCGGCATTCAGCCGGAAAGCTAACCAGGTTGATTACTTTGACCAGGCTTACTTGAAGATTCTTGGTGTTCCACTTGAAAGGGATAAGGAAACTGGCGAACCAATCCTGGACTTGGGTGCCAACAAGGTACTGTATTCACCTGATGCAGATGCGGCCAATGGTGTTGTTGACTTTATCAGCAAACCTGATGGCGACAACATGCAGGAGAATATGTTGAACCGGTTGAAGGATGACATCTTCCAAACTGCGATGGTTGCCAATCTAAATGATGACGCCTTCTCTGGTAATTCGTCAGGGGTTGCTATTCGCTATAAACTGTTGCCGATGCAGAACCAAGCAGCGGTTGAGGAACGGAAGTTTACAATTGCCCTGCGTAATCTGCTGGGTTCTGTTCTTTCAATGGGCAGAGTGATTGGGACTGCTGATGCAAGTCAAGTTCGTAAGGACCTCAAGTTCCAATTTGTCCGTAACATTCCACTTGATATTGCCAACGAGGCACAAGCTGCTTCAACGATGAATGGGATTGTTTCTAAGGAAACGCAACTGTCCACGTTGTCTTTTGTCGACGATCCGAAGGCTGAAATCAAGCGAATGCAAGATGAACAGGCAGATCAGATTAAGAATGCTGTTAAGAACCAAGCTAGTGCAACCGATATTTTGAAGGGTGGTTACAATGGCGAGAATACCAAAGAATCGGAAGGACAAAAAGTATTGGGCCAATCGGGACAAGGAGGAAGCCGCCTGGATAGCACAAAACCTAGCTAACGATGAACAGTTTAATGCTAAACTTCAAGGCTATTACGATGAAGCGATTACTAATATTAATAACGAAATTGACGCTAACTATGAATCATTATCCAAGCGGGGGATTAGTCGAGAAGCAGTTAGTCAGATGGATGTAGAAGCATATCAGAGTGAAGCCGCCAAGATTGTTAAAGAGGCTTCTGAGATGCGCAAAGCGGGGCATAAGGTTACTTATGCAGATTTTAGTGATGAAGTTAATACTAGAATGCGGGTATATAACGCAACAATGCGTATCAACCGTTTAGAATATCTAAAATCGCAAATTGGCCTAGAGATGATTCGTTCGGGCATGAGAGTTGACAACGCTATGCGTGAAAAGCTAACTGCTGACTACATTAGTGAAATTAAACGACAAGCTGGCATTCTTGGAGTGAGTGCTCAGCCGTCCATGTGGACTGACAAAAGAGTTGCCAGTGTTGTTATGGCTCAAACCAATTCGTCTACATTTAGCAAACGAATTTGGGCCAACCAAGATGTCCTAAAAGCTCGACTTGATGAGGTGATTACATCTGGAGTGGTCCGTGGCGATAGTCCTAGCAAAATGGCTAGGCGATTACGTGAACAGGTTAGGGATACAGTTAATAATCAGCGGTATGTTACGGAGAGAATTGCACGTACTGAATCGGCGAGGGTTCAGTTCAAAGCGCAGATAGAGCAGATAACTCGCAATGGTTATCGTTATGTTAAATGGTTTGCTGAACCAAAGGCGTGTGCTGAGTGTTCCAAAATTTATCGTGTGGATAATGGCTTTGGTGAAGGAGTCTACGACATTTCTAAGGTGCCACAGATTCCAGTTCATCCTAATTGCCGTTGCTCAATAAGCCCAACTTGGGTTGCCGGTAAACAGAATAAAGCTAGTGATGCTGAGATGTTTCACCGAAGTACTCATCAGCTTAGAGGGAATAAAAACGTTTCTACTGATTTGATGAATCAAATTTTGAGTACTTTTATTAAAAGAGGTGGGGTAGTATTAACCGGCAAAGACGTTGATGAGCGTTTGGAACGTGAAGGTGCTTCAGCGTCAATTATTGGTACACAAACAATCCTAATTTCATCATGGGCTACCGAAATGGCAATAAGGGAAGAAGCATTTCATGCAAATCAGTTACGAAGATTTGATGGAGAAGTTTCTGATTTGGATATGATTGAAATGGAAATCGAAGCTCAACAAATGCTTCTAGACTATGCAAAGAAGCAAAATATGCCGTATAATGAGATTAAAGAATTACGTGATAATTTGGAATTTTGGAAACAGAGATTATCTTACTATAAGGGAGATGAGCACCGTGATTAAATTAATTGATCAATTTGAAATTAATGGCATAAATATTGTTACGGTTCAAGGAGAGCATTTTATAAAAACTGGTGCTTACCTTGTAGATAATAATAATCATAAAGTTAAAGTACTGGGTTCAAATTTTCCTTCAATTGAGAATTATAAGAAGAAAAGATTAATGCTAAGAGTCGATGGCCACGTTAGCGGTAATGAACTTATAGTAGATTGAGCATTCAGATTAATTCTGAGTGCTTTTTATTTTGGAGGTAAATATGATACTAAGATTAGTGAAGTGGTTAAAGCTAATGAAAAACAAAATTTTCATTGAATATTTTTATATTAAGTGTTGCATTTTTGGATAGTTTAATGACTGTCCTTTTTATTTTGGACTTTTTACTTGCTTGCAGTCGTTAAAGAACAACCCGGAAATCACAGTCCACCGAGACTATAAACTGAGGTGTTACATGGAAGATAAGTTTCCAATGAATCTACAATTCTTTGCCGAAAATCTAGCCGCTGGTGCTGCTGACGCTTCTGATACTGGTGCACCTGATGAAGCGGAAAACACTACGCAGGTTGACGGTAGTTCAGATAATGAACAGCCCAAGACTTTCACACAAGAAGAAGTAGACAAGATGGTCGAAAAGCGCATGGCTCGCTACGACCGTGCTCATAAGAAAGAAATCGATGAAGCTAAGTCTGAGGCAGTTAAGTACGCCAAGATGAACAAGGACGAGAAGCAAAAGCATGACTTGGAGAAAGCTCAAGCCGAAGCCAAGAAGGCCCAAGAGGATTTGGCCCGTTATCAGCTTCGTGATGTTACTCGCCAAGCAATCATTGATGGTGGCTATACGCCTACTGACGAGGACCTGAACATGATTGTTGCTGGTGATGCTGAAACCACTCAGAGCAACACACAAGCATTCTTGTCGATGGTTGAGCGCATTCGTAGCTCAGTCCGTGATGACTTGCTAAAGGGCAACACTCCCCAAGGCGGAGGAATGCCTGTTAAGAAGCAGAAGTCATTAAACGAGATGAGCTTGATGGAACGGGTCCAGTTGCGAAACGAAGATCCAAAGGCTTACCAAGACTTAGTGAAGAACTCAGGATACTAGAAAGGAAGTAATAAACTATGGCTATGACAACCACACAGGATTTAATCAATCCAGAAATTCTGGCGCCAATTATCCAGAACAAGTACCAAGATGCAATGATGTTTATGCCGCTGGCAGCAGTTGACCGTACCCTTGAAGGGCAACCTGGTGACACTTTGAAGCAACCAATCTGGAAGAAGATTGCAGCCGCTCAGCCAGTTGCTGAAGGGGCCGACATTCCAACCCAAAAGGCTGACCAAGGCTTTACTATGGCAACTGTACAGAAGTTTGGTAATGGTTATTCATTCACCGACGAATCAAACATCGAACGGATTGGTGACCAAGTATCTTACGGGACTTCTGAAATTGCCCGGACCATTGCCGAATATGGTGATAACTCTATGATGAAGGAAGCCCTGAAGGTTACCAACACGATGGCTATTGACCCAACTGTATTGGGGATTGATGCAGTTACTGGCTGGTTTAACGCTCAAAACAGCAACGGCGCTTATACCATCATCCTTAGCCCAAAGACTAAGCTGGCCTTTGACAAGGACATTCTTGACTACACTCGTGGCTCTGAACTCGGTGCCAACCTTGTAGTTAACGGTGCCGTACCTGGACCACTTGGTGTCTCATTCCGGACTACCAATGCAATGGAAGATGGTAAGGCTGTTGTTATCTACTCTTCAGCAGATGATATTAAGTTCCTCGAAGAGCTGAAGAACGCTCAGCAATCTGATCCAGCCAAGGCTAAGGAAATTGCTACTACCAACACTGGCCAGGCTCTGAAGTGGCTTGTAAAGCGTGATGTTCTAGTTGAATCCGAACGGAAGCCATCTAACCAAACTAACTATATTTACGGGACCCAAATCGCAGCCCCTTACGTTCAGAACCCAAGCAAGGTTCTTAACCTGACCGTTAACATGGGCGGCTCGTCAAAATAATGCCGTCCGACGTATCTGGAGCGGACGTAAAACCAACATCCGCTAACACGGTGGATGAAATCAAGGCATACCTTGACGAACACGGAATTAACTACAGTTCTACCATGAAGAAGGCTGAGCTGCTAGCACTTGTAAAGTAGGTGATGTAAATGGCGGACCAAGTTAAAAGCGACTTGGACAATCTGAAAGTCATGCTCGGCATGACCGGGAGCAGTGATGATGTGGAAGTCGATGAACTTCTTAACCTCATTCTTAATAATACGGCCATGCAGTTGAAGTTTAAGACCGGTACCAAACTCTCTAAGAGCGTTCCAGAGGAGCTTAACTACATTCTCATAGAAGTAGCCGTTAAGCGGTACAATCGGCTTAAAAACGAGGGCATGACGTCATATAGCCAGGAGGGTGAAACCATCTCCTTTGCGGCCAATGATTTTGACGAGTTCAAGGACGACTTGAAGCGTTGGAACGAGCAAAATAACGCTGGCGTGCTGGAAACGGTGGACCCGTTCCGGAGGTGATGACATGATTTTCGATCGCTATGTCACATTTCATGATGGGAGCAACCGGAAGTATGACCCGAAACAGCACAAATACGTTGGTGACGATACCAAAGTGGTTAAGCTGAGAGCCAACGTCACTGATTTAGGCACTGAAAAGAGCGTTCAACTGTTTGGTGATTACAAGCGCCGGGCATTAGTTATCCGTCTAACCAAGGAACCGCCGGCTAAGTGGTCATATTTAACCCTTGACGGTGATGCCAAGAAGTACGTGCTTAATACGATGAGGAAGCCGTTAAAATACTACACGTTGATTGTGGGGGAGTCAGATGGCTAAGATTAAGATTGAACTCAAAGGCATTGGCAGATTGCAACGTGAAATTGAGAGTCAAAAGAGCCTGACACCTGTTAAAGAAGTAGTTGCTAAGCATGGAGCCTTATTAAGAAAACGTACGCAGGCCGAAATGGGTGCGGCTTATGTTAGAGGATATTCAACGGGAGCAACATCCAGGTCGGTTACTGATACGTATACTAATGGTGGCTTAACGGCAATTGTGGCACCGCATACAGAATATTTTGCTTATTTGGAATACGGCACACGTTTTATGGACGCTAAGCCGACATTAACGCCCGCTTTCAACTATCAGAAAATTCAGTTTATTAATGATTTGCGAAAGCTAACTAAGAAATGAGGTGCGGAATGAATTGCGTGCCTGACCAAGAACTATTCGACTATATTTACAGTGCCAGCCAGGAAATGGGATTCGACACCTACGACCATTTACCTATGCAATCAGAGAATGCGAGTTACCCATTCGTCAATATTGGTGATGTTCAGCAACTGAATATCGCTAACAAGACGGCGATTGGAGCCGAATTGCATATTACCTTGAACGTATGGGGGAATGCAGAAAGTCGTTTTACTGTGTCCCAGATGAGTGAGAAGTTAGCAGAATTGGCTAACCGGGTGCTCATCACTGACCATTTCCGTTTCGTTGGCCGACCTAGTCGAACAGATAAACAAATAATCACTGATACGAGTGTTCCAGATACTGTGCTAAAGCACGGGATTGTAATGCTCGTTTTTAATTTAGGATAGGAGGTTTTTAACTTGCCAGTAAAGAATACAGGAGTACAGTTCCTGCAAGGGTACGACACCTTGCTCCTTGTCCGGCCACTGTCAATGGCCCACAAGATTCCTGCCGAGGTAATCCCATATCAAACTTCGTTGTCATTTGACCCACAGCGTGACACTGATACCACGCAAACTAAGGGTGGAATCTTGCCAACGACTGCGGCGCTTGAAACGGACCTCGAAGTTGAGTTCGTTAACAACATCAGTAAGGCTGCCGATTGGTTGCTTGATTCTCTTTTGAACGAAGGAGAAATCGAATGTTGGGTAGTTTACCGTAAGCGAGTAGATAAGGACGGCAAAGTCTTTGCTATTTATATGCGTGGCAAGGTTACCGAAGATAGCAACGACAACGACCCGGACGACAACTCAACCCGTGACGTAACGTTCACCATTAGTGGTAAGCCGCAATTGGGCTGGACTACGTTACCTGACGACATTCAAGCTGAATTGGCTTACGTTTTCCGTGGTGTTGGTGTCATCGAAGGGGATGAGAAGAACGACGGTACTGATGGTCAAGGTACGCCTTGGAATAAGGAAACCGATACCGGTGCCGGTACTGATCCAGACGAACTCGTCAAGCAGTCTAAGCAAACAAGTCCTACTAATCAGTAATAAAATTTTGTCGCCTACGAAATAAACAGTACGGGAGGGCGGCCAACATGGAGGTTAACTAATGAAAATTAAAATTAACGACAAAGAGTATGAGCCCAGCTTTAACATGAAATTTGTTCGGCTGCTGGACAAGCATCGAGGAATCACGATGGAAGTTCCTGGAGCTGGTAAACAGCCGTTTGGAATGGCGATGACCCGTGTAGTACCTGCGTTAAAGACTTACGATACAGGGGCATTATCAGATGTTATTTATTATGCGTTATGGAATGCTAGTCCGCGGCCATCGCAAGCAGATATTGATGCCATGATTGATGATCCAGAAACAGATATTGAAAAGCTGTTTAATGACGTGATTGAAACAATGAAGAAGGCTAACTCTGTCAAGTTGGCAGCAAAAAATCTGTAAGCCAAGACGGACGACGATTATCAAGCTCCCAGACTTACAGGGAAGTCTTGCTAATTTGCTTGTCACGTCTTGGCTTTCATAGTATTCGCGACATTGAAACGATGACTTTGCGTGAATACTATTTGCGTTTGGAAGCATACCAGCTACATGAAATAGATGTGCAAGAGAAAATTGCCTTACAAGCGTTCTACAACCAGTCCGTTCAAGAAACTACGGGGAAGAGGCATCCACGTCCTAAGTATCGTAAGTTTAAGCAATTTTTTGACCGGGAAGAACAGGAATTAGCTGTTAGAAATGTCTTTGCTGATGACACGATGGGAATTTCGGAGAAAGCAAAGCGACATACTCAAACTGAACTGTTTATGCGTCGTGCACAGGAATTTAAGAAGTTAAGAGAACAAGGAAAAATTGATATGAGCGCTTGGAAACGTGCGGGAATTAATGCGGGAGGTGATTAGATGTGGCAGCACAAGAATTAGGAGTTGAGGCTTACCTTTCAGCTGTTGACAAGAACTTTCAGTCGGCAATGAATATGGCCGTGCAATCATTAACTGAAGTTGCTAATGCTAACCAGAGCATGGCAACAAGATCTAATTCTGCTAATGCGTCTACTGAGGCATCTAGTCACCGGTTAACTAGCGGTTTTATGTCAATGGTAACAGCAATGGGTGCAGTTGCTGTTGCGGCCAAAGCGTTTGATGTTGTGAAAAATGCTATTGGTGGCGCCGTTGCTCGTTATGATACTTTGCAAAAATATCCGGCTGTTATGCAGGCATTGGGATATTCCCAAAAAGACGTTGCAGAATCTTCCAAAACGTTGCAAGCAGGGATTAAGGGACTGCCAACTACTTTGGATTCTGTAACTAGTGTTGCCCAACAACTCGCTCCACTAACTGGTAGTGCTACTAAGGCGTCTCAGTCAGCAATTGCCCTGAACAATGCTTTCTTGGCAAGCAGTGCGAGCTCAGCTGATGCTTCTCGTGGTCTACTTCAATATACTCAAATGCTTTCGACTGGGAAAGTGGATATGATGTCGTGGCGTACGCTAATGGAAACTATGCCAGTATCACTCCGCAAAGTAGCTAATGCTTTTGGTTACACTGGTAAATCAGCTGAGCAAGATCTATATGGTGCGTTAAAGGATGGCACAATCACGATGGACCAGCTAAACGATAAATTTATTGAGCTTAATAATGGTGCTGGTGGTTTTGCTGACTTAGCCAAAAAGAATAGTAACGGTATTGCAACCGCGTTTACAAATGCAAAAACAGCAGTTGTGCGTGGCATTACTGATACGATTTCGGCAATTAACAAAGGATTAACCGATAATAATTTGCCAACAATCCAACAAATGATTGTTAGCGTTGGAGACAGTATTTCTAATACGTTTTCGAAAATAGCATCTGCTGCACCTAAAGTTATCTCAGCACTTGCACCAATACTAAAATTCTTAAAGCCAATGGCACCGGTATTAAAGGCAGTTGCAATAGGATTTGTTGCTCTAGGTGTTATTGCGTTGCTAGCTCCTAAGTTAGCTCCAGTCATTGTTGTCTTTTCCGCTTTATTCGGTGTGCTCAAAAAAGTATTCGGTTTATTTGGTGGCCTTGGCTCCAAAATTGGTGGCCTGTTCAAGC